CGTCAATTGTCTTTATTCTTATGTATGCCTGTTCTCTGTCCTGGACGGCTTCTTGATTAGAATAAATAATTCTATTTAATTGATTGTCTCTTAATTCTTTTAATACTTCTAAAAAATGTTCATCATGTAGAAGATTCTGTATTGCTTCCTGTCGTGTCATAAACGCTTGGCACCTCAAAGTTTATATTTGGATTTATTCCTGTCCCGGCAAGATAGTCAAAATTATTTAAGAATCTTCTTGCTCCATAACTAGTAGGAACACCATTTAATAATCCGTTGCTGTAATTATCAACAGCGTTGTATATATTATCTTCTACTTTTTGTAACTGGTCTAGTGATGCCGTAGCTGGCTGATAAACAGCGACGTTTTCTAACGGCTCAGGCTCATAGCGTGGTGTGTTTGCATAGATATAAGCCATTGACGGTGTATATTGAGTCACTCCTTCTTCGGGTTCAAATGCCCGGAATCCAGCAACGTCTACATTTTCAACAGGTCTAAATGATTGACCACCAACTTCAATAGTTCCTTCTGCTCTATTAGATCCACCACCACCCATGCCATATCCATAAATACCACCCATATAACTAGGAGCAGATTGTGTAACAGTATAAGGCTCATACATATAGTTATCACGATAGTAATATCCTGTATCACCTACTTGTTGTAAGCTAGGATATTTGGTTGAGTCCACGAGTCCTAATAATTCATTAACGTTTACTTCTTGAGTAGGAGCGTTTTGCTGCACAGGATTCACGTCAAAATTTAACGCACCTTTCCCACCACCAGCTGCAGCAGCAATACCTAAATCTCTTGCTACTGAATTTCTGTCAAACTGTTGTGAATTAGCTGGTGCTGCCATCTTCTATTTTCCTATTTGCAATATTGTTAATCTTTTCAAGAGCATTCATAATCATTGCAGTTTGATCTGTTTTAACTTTCTTATCAGCTGTTGCTGCCTGAAGTTTAATTTGTAATTCTTTTAAAGCTAATTCAGTTGTTTGCTGAACTTCTTTTTGTTTTAATTCCAGGGCGTCTTGCTGTGCTTTTAATTGCATTTGCTCACGATCTAATTGCATTTTTGCCTGATCTGTTTGTGCTTTTAATTGTGCTTTTTCACGCTCAACTTGTGCCAGGGCTTCTGCTGCCTGAACTTGAGGATCACCTTGTGCAGCCTGGGCTTCTTGTTGTGCTAACTGTTGTGCTTGTTCATCTGTTACTTCATTTAAGAATTGACTATCATCTTTGAATCCAGCCATTTGCACAAATTTAGCAAGCGTATCTCTGTATTGTTTTAAGTTAACAAGAGGGTTACCTAATCCATAACGACCGATAATCTGTTCTTGTTTTTCCATAATCATTTGCATTGTAGCTAACTGTTCTTGTTTGGATCCTGTTCCTAATCCAACGTTAACAGTAATGTTATATTCGTGATCCCATTCTCTTGGATCAAACGGAACATATTTGTTATTGATTCTAATGATTCGTTCTTTTTGCTGGTATTTACAAACCAATTGTAGAATACCTTTAAATAAACTTGATACACCAGTGTCTGCAAAGATACGTGCAATTAATTCTAACTTACCTTGTGAGGCAGATTGCATTGCACTGATTGCAGTTGCAGTTACGTTCTGTAATATGTCCGGGTTCAATCCTTGTTGTGCATCACTTACACCACTACGTTTTGCTTGAATCTCATCTAAATATTGCAGCATTGGGAACGATTGAGCGGCATTAGATTGAACGGTCAAAGGCATAATTGCATTTGGATTCTTCATTCTAACAATGCCACCAGCTGTTGATGTTAATAAGTCATCAAGATTTACCTGACCTTCGACAGCACCAACACGATAATTGTTTGTAAGATACAAGTTATCCAACATCTGACGAGTAATCGTAGACTTAATTAATTGTATGTCCATCGCTCTATCAGCGAGGCTGTGTCCGTAAAATTTGTGAGGAATTGGAATAGGGCAAATAGAATGAAATGGAACATAATCACATTCTTCATTATATAAAATTTCATTTGACGCATAACAAACACGTCTCATCTCTGCAATGCCATCATCATCAAAATCTGTTTTGATATAGCACTCGTAATACTCGACCAGTTCCATTGCTTCATCTTCCGGGTTCGTATCAGTTGGTTGCTCTCCCCGGGTGTATCTTGCAATTCGTTCAGGACTAAATTCTAAAGTGTCGCCAGCAGTTAAATCCATAACAACATCTTCATCGTAACCCATAGCAATCAATTCAGAACGAGTCATCATCTTACGGTGTGCAACGAACGGAGCGTCAGCAATAGTCCGGGCACGCTTTGATATTAAGAACTCTTCCGGTGGGACGTTTTCAATTATAACTTTTCCAAGATCTTTTTTACGCTGCACCTTCACATCAAATGAAGTAATAGCTGGGCTTATTTCCATACCCATCTCATCTATTTCTGCTTCCTGGACAGTCATTTGATCTTGCTCAATCACTTCAACTTCCGGGTCTGATGCAATCATAGCTAACTCATCTTCAGTTAAGCCATAGTATTTTTCTTTTTTAACGTCAACCTTCTCGTCCCAATATGCTTTAACCACACCAACTTTTTGTAATAAAGCGTCTTTGAACCAATCGTGCATGATTTCAAAACCGTTATTATCTTTATTAAATATGTGATTAACATATAACGTAGCTTGTTCTGCTTTTTCTTCATCACCTGAATTGACAGGCTCAAATACAACAGCGTCGTTTGAAACTGTAAATGGTCTAAGTAATTGTGGCAGAGCACCGTCAATCACCTCAGCAACCTCACCGGTTACAATAGAACTTTTACCTGGAACCTCATTCCCATAAGGCTCTCTCATATAATATTCTAAAGCTTGTTGACGTTCGTCAGTCGTCTCGGATTCTATGTAACCTATAGCGTCATCTATCTCGCCATCCAAGATACTTTTTAATTTATTGTCATCTGCCATTTACACTACCCATGCGTTATTAATATCAAGTGGTTTATTCCAATCAGTGCTGCCTTCATTCAATCCAATTGCAAGATATCTGAATGCATCAGCTGCGTGGGAACACCAATCATGAATCGGTTTATCGTAAAAGACATCACGTTTGTCGTCGTATTCACGTCGATAATTACGTAATGCATCTAGTCCCTGTTTTGTTTTCTTATCAAACCAACAGCGAGGAAGTATTCTTCTCACTGCTTGAATCCCGTCGTCAACACTCAAACGAGGAACGACTGTAATACTTAACCCGGACTCTTCTAACATTTCCTTCCGGGACTTGCCTGTTCCTAATTCTCTAACCTGAACGTCGTGTGGTAATAATTGGGTAAACTTGTCGTAATTATTTTGACGTAACCAATTAGCGTAATAATCAAGACCGACACCGTGATTCTCTAAAAAATCTATTATTCTAATCTCTTGACCAGCTAATTGACACACCCAAATTGCTGTTGAATCACCCATACCTAAATCCCAAGCACAAAATGTTTTACATAAATCGTCCCTGGCAATATCAGTTATACGTCCATCAGCCTCAAGTTTATTTAAATCTTTACCGTAATAAGCACCTTCAGCTGGTGCTTGAAAAGAGCATTCAAACTCCTGATTAAACTTATCCTGTCCCATCAGCTTTAATGCTGAGTCTAATTCTTCCTGGTCTAATATCTTTGTATCACTTGCTTTGAATTCTAATAAATTCCAATTTGGTTCACCGGAGTCTGCAAGATCACGTAACTCTTTAAAGTAATTCTGCCCGGCTGGTGTTCCTATAAATAAAGCCCAACCTTTACGATCTGCCAGGGCTGGTCTTACAACATCAGTCCAAAGGCTCCTGGGCACCTGTGCCACCTCATCAACTATACATCCATCCAAATATATGCCCCGTAAAGAATCAGGATTGTCAGCACCGTATAAAGAGATTCTTCGTCCATTTAAAAAGTCCACTCTTAATTCAGCAATATTGATTTCTGCACCCAAAGGTCTTGTATATTCTTTGAGCATATCAAATGCCACAATTTTACTTTGTTTATATGTTGGTGATATATAAGCAAACCTTGGATTAGGTTTGTCACACTTTATAGCACTATGAATTAATTGATTTATACTCGCCATTGTTTTACCAAAACGACGGTGAGCACATACAACCGTAAATCTGTTTTCTTTTACAGACCTGTGAATTAGTTTTTGCTGCTCTCTTGGTATATAAGAAGTTTTATAAATCTTCTTCATCATCAATACCAGTAATGACCTGAATTGCA